GGATTACTCCCTACGGCTTTGCCTAGTCTCTGCACCTTACTCACTATTAAGATCAATCAAACGTGAATTTGCCTGAATAGTCAATAGGATTAAATTAGATATGTCATTATTGCACTTATTATTGTCTAAATGACGCACCATAAATCCTTTTGGTATTTCAGTTATTCCCAAATTCTCGCACATCACAATATTATGATAATACACATACTTTGCAGATTTTCTGCCTGTGTACCATGACGGTTTTTTGCACATAACATATCCTTTTCCGTCCACAAGCATTTCATCTGGTATTAGTATTCTATCCTGTGAAACATAGTCAAGTTGTATGCGTTCATCTGTTGCAAACCATATATTATATGTTTTAGCGATTCTACCCATAACTTTTGGAGTTATCGTGAACTTGTTGCAACACTCCAACTTTGTATGTGTTTCAGCATACTTGCGAATTTGAGATATCGTTTGATCGTCAAATTTAATAGACTTCATTTCATGCACCCCCAAAATGGTGAATAAATGTGAGTCTTGGCTCATGGTTATGCTATTGCCCTTCCATGAATTAACCGGATTTTACTCGCCCAATTTGCAATCATTTTAGGCGATTTACAAGCAACGCGCCCTGTTTCTGCACCTACTTGCAAGAAATGACAGTGAACACGTTTATCATCATATTCTACCGCTTCTTCTGGTAGTTTGTCAATGTAGGTACTAATTAGTTTGACAAATTTCCTGTAATACACAATAGCGGTACAGAGCGGGTGATTTAGCTGTTCCAGTACATCTGTTTCTGTGCTTCGCGGTTTCTTTTTATCCACAACGGGCAACCGCAATATGTCATATATAATTACCTGTAATTGATTTGGGCTGTTGAAGTTAATCGGGATTGTTAATTTACATGACGGATTTCTACGCATATAATCTTCAACTTGTTCACGATAATCTTCATACACTGCATACAGGTTCTTCTCAACTGAATCAAAGAGATTGTGGTATCGTTCAGATAATTCTTTTGCATAATTAAAATCAATAGAAATCCCGTATTCTTCCATCTCAATAAATACAGGCATTGATTTCATTTCAATTTCAAAGAATACATATGACATTTGTTCCATATTGCATTCTTCGTAATACTCTCCTGTTGGTTCAAGATACTGTGAAAGATAATCACAGAACTCGAACGTATACAAGGCATCTGCCGCGCCGTATAGATATGCTGTTGGTATAGGAATTAGATTAAACGGTATTCCCTCAAACAATTTACTATACGTCAGTGCTTCATCTTCTGAATTACCACAATACTTCTGATACAGTATTTTTAGTTTGATCTGTCCTTGCGGTTCTGCACTATTCAGAATGCGAATTGCAACAGAACCATCAAAGTATGGTGTAAACCACACACCAATATGATTTCCTATAACTCTAACATCGAATGGAGCATTGAACCAATACGTCTTCACACTAGCATCAACAAGACGCTGAAATTGCCGTCTTACCATGTCAATTTCAAGTTGTCCTGCACAGCGTTCTTTTGTTATATAACTAATATGATTGATCGGTGCATATGCCGCTTTCATGCCGGGAGTATAGATGCTGAAACCTACGATATCATTTAGTATCGGGTCAAGTCCTGTCGTTTCTGTATCTATGCTGACAACACCAGTTTTAATACAAGCATCAACATATTCAGATAATTGTTCCTCTGTGGATATCAGCATCACCTTATCCACTTTGTCAACAAACTTTGACTTGACAACCGATACGATTGATTGAATCCTATCTACAAGGTTTCCAGACCCCTTAATAGTAACGGTCTGTGTGCGTGGCTTTGCTTTCTTCTTCAATATCTTACGGTCTTCATCAATGTTTGATCTTTCTGCGGGCAAGTCAAACATATCAAATAAACCCATACTATCACCACCAAACACCTATAGGTGCAGTCACAGGAAAGCGCAACTGCACCTATATTATTTATTCAGATTACACAAGATTCGGTCTTGTAGTACCTCTACGCGGTGGAATAGGACCGTCTGTACCTCTGCGCCTTACAGGGAAAGATGCTTCTGGTGACTGTTGTGCCTGTTCAGACCCAGCCTGCGGTGCAGACAGTCTACCAGTTGCAACATAGTTAGCAAGTTCCTCATAAGAGCGCGTGAGATTGATTTTCTCTGCGGGATTCGGCACACCAAAGAAATCTTCAATCTTGGTTTCATCTTTACCAATTTCAACAACTTCGTACACAGTTTCCTGATCTCCGAACTCACCAAATCTCTCTACTTCAAAGATATGAGAACAGAAATCCCCCTTGTTAAATTCCTGCATAAGCGGCAGAAGTGTATCTGTCCAGAATGACGAACCTCTATCCCAGAACAGAAAACACTTCTTATCAATATCCCACAGAGGGAGCCACATCTTCTGCATCACCTTGGATTCATCATTCTTTGCGGCACAAATGGGGCAACCATCTACGGGGTCATTGTACGGGTCTGAAAGCAGGCATTCAACATAACGGAATTTTCCATTGCGGAATGTCAATTTATGGACATAATAGCCAACAACATCATCAATCCCTCTAAAAAGGAATCTTACACGGGCTTTTTCATGGTTTTTCTTCAATGAGAAGTAACCAACGAAATCCTCTCTGTTTGAATTGATCGTCTCTTTTGTTACATTTTTCATTTGGATTGGCATATTGATTTCTCCTTTATCACTTGATTGTTAGTCTTGTGACAAGGGCACGGCTAACAATCTGCTCAAAGGTAACATCGTCCAATACTTCCCGCGCAGTCTTCGGACTGATACTCTCTTTGACATACTTGCTAACTGTGACCTTGTAGTCACCAATAATAGCGGACGGTTCATCAAGAGTTTCCATGAACGCCTTGATCTTCTCGTCCATCTTCCGCACATCTGCTTCGGCTTCTTCAATAAGAGCCTTGATAGCCGCACGGGTAGCAATCAACTCAACAAGGTCTTTACGACCATTGACGATTGCGATTTCCTTCTTCTTTTCTGCTGTTTTAACTGCCATTTTATTTTCCTCCTATTTTCTAGCTATTGCCCTTCGGCATCTTCATTATAACACATTTATCGTCGGTTGTCAAGTGGTTTTTGTGATTAGGGTGCAGATTTGTTGGTCTGCACCCTAATTTGTACCCTAGATTATGCCGCCATGCTGTTTGCGCGAATAATCCCCATGAGTTTAAGAATATCAGTATCAAATGTCACTGCCATAAACTGACTCTCTCTTGCTCTGCGGATATCGCCGCCTCTTGCACGGATCGCACCGTGAGAATTGAAGTCGGAAAACGCATTGACTACGCCCCAACCAGTGCCGACGAAATTTGCATTATCGTCAGCCTCATAGCACTTAATGAAATAATCCTTCTTCTCCTGCATGTGCTTCTTCTGAATCTCCGTGATCTCCTTGGTGCTTTCAAAGAAAGCATCAATAATCTGATACACGGAACCGGGGTTGTTGAGTTTCAGCATTGCAAGTTCTTCGGCTGTGTCCGAAAATCCCTGCATATAGATTGCGGTGTCCGCAATCAACTGCTGTGCCTGTGCAATTTTTGTAGGCATAAGGCGGCTGTGACGAATGTCAATAGTGTTTCGCATCTGCTTGAAACTATACGCAAACTGATTTTGGCAGACAATGCGGAGAGGGCAGATTGTTGCGCGGACGTTGTAGCGTCCGTTATGGCTGGTCTGGAAAATCAAGTGCGGTGTAAATGTGTCGCCAAGCACTGTAGTATCGGGGAGTTTGCCAATCAGGTAAACCATTCCTGTTTTAGTTTCCCCTGCCTTCTCAAACTGAATGCCGGGAACGTCATTGACGAACCCAAACGCATCAGCATTTTGCAGGATTTCATAGGTCTTGGAAACCACCCCAATCGGTCTACCGTCATCTCTAACGGTTGCAACCTTGTCCGGGATGATGATACCACTCTGGGTCATGATCGGCTCCTTGTGAACCGTATAATCAAGACCTGCGTTTGCAAGGACTTCCTCGACCGTCGTTGCGGTCTTAACAGATGTTCCAATTCCATTCCATGTACTTGTTCTCATGATCTTTTCCTCCTATTTTCTGGCTATGTTTTTTCGGTTTAGTTTCTCTTGGCTCTCGCCCTCGGTGTGATTATAGTATAACACAATATCGTTCATTTGTCAAGTAGTTTTCATATAAAATGTTTCACAATGTTTGCATATACTTTTTCTCTGAATTATGTGCAACATATACAAAAGAATCAGAAAACTTCATCAAGTGAATCAAACTCTTCCTTTGTAAGATCGTTTATATCCTTGCCTGTTGGGATAATGAGATCAGAAAATAATTTATTTCCTTTTAGGGCATACCGTATTTTCTTTCTTCCGTTATTTCCGGCATCGTCCGGGTCAAGACCTAATACAAACTTTCTGCAAGGCAATGCCTTCAACTGTTCAATTTGCTCTGCTGACCCTGTACCATTTAATGCGATTGCGTACCTTCCATAAGTATAGCAAGTTAAACAATTTATAATTGATTCACAAATTATCACTTCACTTGGATATGTTTCAAATAATGATAGTTCATATATTCCGTATAATGGTTTCTCTGCACCGGACGGATAGTGAAACATCTTTGAATTAACTGCGCGTCTTGCTATAAATAATGTGCCACCTGTCATATCCCTAACAGGAAAAGTAATACATGGTATCGGGTCTGAATTTTCACTCAATTTGAAATTGGCATCATACCCAACATCAAACATTTCAATTACTTCATCTGTTAGTTTTCGCTTATACATATATGGGTGAATATAACGGTAGCTATCTAATTCTTCTTCTGATACATATTTCCTTTGTGGTCGGATTGCTGTGTTTCGTTCAAGATCAAGCGGAATCTCCGGTCTATCTTCAAACTCTACACTTAAAAAATTCTTCTTTAGCCACTCTGCACCAAATGTACCAAAATCTTCATGTCCAAAAAGACGGCTAATCATTGTTTCCAAATTAGATGTGTAGCCACAAGTAAAACAATGAACACTGCCCGCTTTTACAACACGCCCATTTGCATATTTAATATCTTCTG